TTAACCATCATTCACCGATTGGCTGGATAGAATATGGATGCCATTGCTTAGCGGATTGCGGCGCATCGCATCATCAAGATGGTCAGGGGCAAAGTGTGCATAAGCCATCGTTTGCTCAATCTTTGCATGTCCCAATATTTTGTTTAACGTCAAAATATTCCCCCCGTTAATCATGAAGTGTGCCGCAAAAGTGTGCCGCAATACATGCGTTGCCTGGCCTTTTGGAAGGTCTGGTTTTAACGCCTTGAGCCTCTTGCGGTATTCAACATAATCAACATTAAAAAGCCTGCCTGTGCTTTTGGTTTTCACGTACTCCATTACCTCCGGAGTAACCGGAACGGTGCGGGCCTTCCCGTTTTTGGTCTTGGTAAAGGTTACCTTTCCATGCATCATGTTCTGAGCCAGCATGTTTAAAGATTCCCCCCACCTACCGCCGGTACTCAAACAGAGCACCGTAAGGCGTCGCGCATCGCCGGTAACCACTGACAAAAGGGTCTCAATCTCTTGAGTGGTCAGGTAGGACATTTCGGGTTTTTCTTCCTTCAGTGCGGGTATGCCTTTTAGTGGATTCTCTGCATGCAGATCATCAGCTTCAATTAGGACCCGAAAAAGCCCACGCAGCGAGGTCAGATCTCTGTTAACTGTCGATGCCTTTGCCCCTTCGTAGAGGCGCTGGCTTCTATACTCAACGATAAAACCCTTATTGACCTTTGAAAGCCTGGGATCATCCATGTCGTTTATCACCCGTTTCAGTTCGCGCTTTCTTTTTTCCCCGTACTTATGGCTTCGTCCCTCCAGCTCCCACCACCTCGCAAGTAGCTCACTTAGCCGCCTGTGATCGGTTGGTTTATCCAGCCAGTCTTTGTCGTGCATATTGCTGATGACATATTTTTCAAAAGCAACAGCATCAGCTTTTTTGTTAAAAATCCGCTGTATACGACGTCCTGTCGCTCCGCGCGGTCTAATATCCACTTTATAGCGTCCACCATCGAGCAGCTTAACGGTCATAGCTGTCACCTCTGGTAAACACATTTTCTGGTGCCACGTAACAGATAGTTACGCGATGATTTTCATAGAGATAAGCAAGAAATATGCTTAGCCAATTTTCTGGTCTGAGGGCTGAGACGTTGTTTCGTCTTGCCCAAAGTGTGCGAGAGCCGGTGCGATTTGACCGGATTCAGGAGCAATCTTTCCGGTCATGAACCATAGGGCATATTTTTCAAATCTCGGGGTATTTAAAATTTTCATCATTACGTCGCCTTTTGGTATTGATTCCCCAGTTTCATAACGCCAAAGCGCATTGTGAGGAATTCCAATAATTTCAGCAGCTTCGTTGCGGCTGGTAATGCGCTCGCTTTCCCTCATGAGCTTGAGGCGTTCACTAATTGGCAAATTCATATTGCGTTTTCCAAATGTATGATCCAAAATTCAAATACAGACACCGTTTTAGGGGTAAAAAAAGCAGTAATACCCCAAACATGGAGAATATCACATGAAAGATGCAGTTTTGATCGCACTGTTTAAGATTCCAGACCCGATTACCGCTGATGAGTTTTCTCGCCGCACCGGCAAAACTGAATCAGCTGTTCGTCACATGATGGATCGTCGCCTTTTACCGATGGTCACTGAGCGCGAAGTACTTGGCCCCGATGGCAGCACTCGCCGTCTTCTGATTCTGTGGAATGAATGGCTTGAGATGGTTCATGAAGCCACATCAAAACTCCCCCCTGAGCGACAGGACTGGCGAGCAGGCTGGATCAAGAAAGCCAATAAGCTGGCGAATGATATGGGCGTAAACATGTTTGGTGGTGGGGCGGCGGCATGAATCGTTATTTGAAAGAAAGAATAGCAATGGGAGCCATAGGGATTGGCGTCGCATGCATTAGTGCGATTGCATTCGCGATAACCCTGAAAATTATCGATGTGTATATTTTTTAAGGACGATCAGGAATGAAGAAACGCTACTCACAGCATGGCAAGTGCGCGGGAAACATTCGCATCACATCCCACGATAGCTTGCCTAAAGTCGTCTGGATAAATAAGCACGCCGGAATTTGTTGCGGCTTCACCATCCGTGTATTACCGCGCAGGGTAGGTAAGAAGCGTTATCAAATTATGAAAGATGGTGATTCTTTCGGAATTGACTTTGCTTTATCGGAAGCACGCAAAACGATAGATCGCATTATTACCAATCACCGCTTTATTAATCATTGGGAGAACGGGAAATGAAACGCCTTTATGCTGAGCAGATTAATAAAATGCTGGAAGATTATTATTTCAATCTGGAAAACAACCCGCAAGGCCGTGAGTCGCATTACGGTGTATTAGCCAGTGGCGTCCAGCATATTTATGGTGCCGCCTTCTGCATGAATGATGACGACGCACTTAGTGATCTGCGCCCGTTCGTTAGCGCGATCATGAATGGCGAGATACCGTCTCCAGCCGCGATAGAGCTTGCTGTATGAGTATCTTCAGCGAAGAGAGAACATCATGGGAACGTGAAATGCTGATCCGCGAGGCGATAGAAAACGCTGAGCAGGGTTTCACTGTCCACCTGAGAAATGGTGCGCGTATTACTGTCAGCTCTAACAGCCCGTCGATTGACTTAATTATTTACGGTCTGGAAAAAACCATTCGCGGTAATCATGAGCGTGCACGAATGACCTTTATTGATTATCTGTATTTTTGGCACGAAAGGTTATTCAAGCTGGCTAAAAGAAAACCGCGCCCCAACCACTAATTAACCAGCGTTAAAAATAACGGCATTCATTTTGCCGGGGCTTCGTTTTGCCTTTTTCAGGAGGTCGCCATGTCGATCACGTCAATAAAACTGGATGGCGGACTTAGCGATCCAGAGTTTGTGGAAATAAGCGCCAACGCACGGAAACACGAACGCGCGCACCTGCTGGGCTTACTGCGTATTTATGTCGGCCAGCTGAAAAAGGAAAGCGCCACCCCGGAAGAGATTTATTCATCAATCGAGCGGTGGATTGATAGCCGCGAATTACCAATCAGCGAGGGCAACAAATAATGAATCACTTAATGGTCGATTTGATAAACGTCAACGAGAAACAGACCTCACCTTTGCTCGCTATCGAAGCCGTGTTCTTTGAGCCGTCAACGGGTCAGATCGGGAAAAGCTTTTACTCTCCAATCAATATCCGGATGACGACAGGCCTGATCAACGTTGATACAGCCTTTGAGTGGATGAAAAAGGATTCCCACTGGCGCGCTGAATTAATGAGTGCCACCGAGGCCGAAGAAGGTGTGATGTGCGACCTGGCGGGCTTTATTGCCGACAACACCGAGCATCGGTTCGATAGTTTATTTGTGTGGTTCAAGGATACCCCGGAAAAGCTGGTCTCATTGCGGTATGCCGTCGAGCGCACAAAAGTGCTTGGCATCTTCCCTGACGGTACAAAATTCCGCTGCATTCGTTCTCTTCTCGATCTCGCCGCCGCTACTGGCTACGCCCCCCACGCACGGAAAGCCCTTGCGCGGTACACCCTGACAGATGCCGTCTATCAGGCCGAGCAGGTTTGCGAGATCTGGCAGCGCCTGACCTCCCCGCACATTGAATCGCTGTGAGGGCCGCCATGCATCCGCGTCTCTCCGTCATTTGCAGCGCACCGCTGCCGGTCTGCAACAGGGCGCTAGCCGCCCTGAAATGCTTCGCCCGCGGTCAGCGCAATTTCTCCCGCGTCATGCCGCATGCCTATCTCGTGATCCGTATTGGTCGCCGCTGGCGCTTGCTCAGCAAGAACGGCGGCCAGCAGTGGCGGCTTATGACCCACGAAACCTACAACCAGGAATACCGCAAATGAAACGATCACCTGAATTCGCCCAGGGTGCATTGGCCGCACTGCGCGAAGCCAAAACCCTCAATCTCGCGAACGCAACAGCGATCGGTGTGCTGGAAAGCCCGGAGGCCGCGAAGACCCTCGTTAACCTGATGAATCTGGTGCTTGACCCGCTTATCCAGAAATACACCGTGATGGAGGCGAACCGTGATTAAGTCCCCGATCAAATGGGCTGGCGGCAAAACCCGTGTTATGCCGCAGCTGCTGAAGCATCTGCCGAAAGCTGATTGCCTGATTGAGCCATTCGTTGGCAGCGGTACCGTATTTATGAATACGGAGTATCGCCACTATGTGCTTTGCGATAGCAATCTGAATCTGATCAACTTCTTCCGTCAATTAACCGGCAGACCAGAAGACACAATTTCTGCCTGTCGCTGGGTATTTAGTGGCGGGAATAATGCCGAGGAATTTTATAAGCGGCGCGCAGAATTTAATTTTCTGACCCAAAAAGCGGACTTAGATCCGGATGCTGCGCTGCTTCATGCTGCGTATTTTTTGTACCTTAATCGCCATACGTACAACGGCCTGTACCGAGAAAATCTGAAGGGGGAATTTAACTCACCCTTTGGCAAATATGCCGCGCCTTACTTCCCTGAAAATGAAATGCGTTTGTTTGCCGAAAAGGCCAATGACACAAACGCGATTTTTCACTGTGGCGATTTTCGCGATTCCATCCCAGGCACTATGCAGCTGGCGCATGACGTGGTTATTTACTGCGACCCCCCCTACATCCCGGCCAGCAAAACCGCCAACTTCACCGCCTACGGCAAGCCCTTCACCCTGGACGATCATCGCGCCCTGGTTGCAACCCTGCTCGATGCTCATCGCCAGCATGGCGCCCGCTCGGTTATCTCCAACAGCGATACCCCGGAAACCCGCGAAATCTACTCCGCTTTCAATCTCCATGCCTTCAGCGTTCGCCGCTCCGTTAGTGCCAAAAGCCGCGATATGGCCGGTGAAGTGATCGGCGTTCTTCGCGGCGATGTGGGTTGCAACCCTGGCGCATGTGGAGCTTGGACGAGCATCACTGAACATCTGCGGCCGGCGACGACGTGGATCGGGTTTGACCCGGCCTCCGGATTCGATAACGGGGAGCCATCTGATGAACACGCTTGATGCCGTTGTGACGCGAGTTCTGGACGTTCGTCCATATCGCCATTTCTGGGTCGTCGAGGTGGAGGTATTGAGCTGGGGCCGATACAGCAACACGACCATCATCCGCGATAGCGAAAAAGAAGCCCGCCAGGTTCAACCCGGCGACACGGTGACGATCTGAGGTGCCGCAAATGAACGAAGAAACCAATTACCGCCGGTTTTGGCGAAACCTTGTTATCTGCTGCGCGCTCTGCTCGCTGTTGTTCTGGCTCCCGATGGGCTATCTCGCCTTTCGTGTTTTCTCTGTGGTGTGGGAGGCGCTGTGGTTGCTTATTACAACGAAATAGACCCCCACGCAGCACAGCACCTGCGCAACCTTATCGACGCCGGCCATATTGCGCCGGGCGTCGTTGATACCCGCTCAATTGAGGATGTAACCCCCAATGACCTTACAGGATTCACGCAATGCCATTTCTTCGCCGGGATCGGCGGATGGTCGCTTGCCCTGCGTCGCGCAGGATGGCCAGACAGCCGCCCGGCATGGACAGCATCATGCCCTTGCCAGCCTTTCAGCGCGGCAGGCAAAGGACTTGGGTTTGCTGACGAGCGGCACTTATGGCCCTCCGCACATTGGCTTGTCGGCCAGCGTCGCCCTGTCGTGGTCTTTGGCGAGCAATCTGGCAGCGCTGACGCGAATGACTGGATCGACCTTGTACAAGTTGACGTGGAAGCCCTGGGTTATGCCTTCGGGGCGACTGCGTTTCCGTCTGCGAGCGTCGGCGCGCCGCACCAGCGAGACAGAGCTTATTGGGTGGCCGACGCCGATCGCCAGCAATGGGAGGGGCGCGGGGAATTTCAACCGACAGGGGGGGGTAAACCTTCAGACAGCAGCGTTATTAGCGGGTTGGCCTACACCGACGGCAACGGACGGAAAGGGCGGTTATCAGGGCGGACGGATCCGCAACGGGAAGCTATCGACGGACAGGCTGGACGTGGCTGCGCAATTAGCGGGCTGGCCGACGCCAACCACGAGCAACGACCGTTCACCTTGTCCGCAAGAAGCTATGCGGACATATCGCGAAAATGGAACAAAGATTCAGAAGCGGCTACAGGATGTAGCGGCGCTATGCGGCCCGGCCCGGTTAACGGCTTCTGGCGAGATGCTGACTGGCTCTTTAGCCAGGATGGAAAGTGGCGGCCAGTTAGCCCCGGATCATTCCCGTTGGCTGATGGGGTTCCCGCCAGAGTGGGAAGACTGCGCGCCTACGGAAACGCCATCAACATTGAAGCGGCGGCAGCGTTCATAAAATCCTACATGGCGGCGGTGGATCATGTCTGATTCCGCTGCTTTGGCATGGAGCTGGAATGCCAAACGGCAGCCAGTGAACCCCAGCACAACGGACGAGCCAGCACAGAAACCCTCTGCGCTGGCCGTCTGGCTTGCGCTTTACGCACAGGACGAAAGCGAGCAACGCGAACAGGCTGAGGCATTGAGTCGCGCAGCGGAAGAGCACCTATTTTCTATTGCAGGCTGCGATCCCTGGCTCCGCGACGAGCTGAATAACGCGCTGATTGAGAAGGCGAAGCGACACGCAGAACTCCATCGCGCTGATCCTCTCTCCCTGATTCGTGATGACATTGCCAACCTGCCAGATTTCCTGCGCAAGCCGCTGGAATCAAGGATTAAGTATTTAGAAAAATCAGAAGATCGGCGCCATTTGCCTGTATATCTGAATGAGGTAGTCGCCCCATCTTTGACAAGGATTGATGCTGTCCGTGCTAACCAAATGTCGCTGTCGTTTCGCGCCATGGCTGGCAGGGACAGCCTTGATCAGCTTCTCCGGTTGCCGGAACTCAATCAGCGCGAGGTCAAGCGACTCTCGACGCTGGTCGCGGCGCACATTGATATGATTTTCATCCAGCTTTGCGACGAGATGTTGACCGATGAACTGGCTTCGCCGGTCGTCATTCTGGGTCTTTATCGTCGTTTGGCAACTGAGGTGCTACGCCTCGATGTTCTCCCGCCAGCCTATGAAGCGCTGCGCAGCAAACATAATCGCCGCAACCCTATTAATTACGATCTGATACCGGGCGCGCTGGCGCGTATGCGCTGCGCCGACTGGTGGCAGCGTAAGCTGTGGCAGCTCCGCAATGAATGGCGGGAAGAGTTGCTGCGCGCAGCCTGTCTCGTTCATCGCCACGCATCACCCTATGTCAGCCACGACATTCTTTTGCAGAAGCGGGAACAGCGCCGTAAGGCAATGGATTTTTTCCGTAATTACGACCTCGTTAATGAGGATGGCGACACGCTCAACATGGAAGACGTGGTGCTTGCCAGCGCCAGCAATCCGGCGCATCGCCGTAATGAGATGATGGCGTGTGTTAAAGGTCTGGAACTGATCGCAGAAATGCGCGGTGATTGCGCAGTGTTCTATACCATCACTTGCCCCTCGAAATACCACGCCACGTTGATGAACGGGAAGCCTAATCCGACATGGGATCATTCTACGGTCAGAAAGAGCAGTGATTACCTGGTTGATATGTTCGCCGCTTTCCGCAAGGCGATGCATAAGAAAGAGTTGCGCTGGTATGGCGTACGAGTGGCGGAGCCGCATCATGACGGTACGGTTCACTGGCACATGCTGTGCTTTATGCGTAAAAAACACCGCCGCACTATTACCGAATTATTGCGCCGGTTTGCTGTGCGTGAAGACCGGGCAGAACTTGGCAACGATACCGGCGCGCGATTCAAGTCAAAGCTGATCGACCCGCGCAAAGGGACTCCGGCCAGCTATATCGCAAAGTACGTTAGTAAAAACATCGATGGGCGCGGGCTGGGCGACACGATCAGCAAAGAGACTGGCAAGACGCTGTGTGACAGTGCCGAGCATGTCACCGCCTGGGCTTCTCTGCACCGCGTTCAGCAGTTCCGCTTCTTCGGCATTCCCGGACGTCAGGCCTATCGCGAGCTGCGCTTACTGGCCGGTCGCGCTCGCCGTGACCTCCCGCCGGTTAAACAAAAGCCCGGAAAGGAACTTACCCCGGAGATCCTGGCGGCGCTGGCGAATGCGCGCCCGGTTATCAATAACCCCAGCCTTGATGCCGTACTTGCTGCTGCTGATGTGGGATGTTTTGCCACCTACATCACAAAACAGGGAGGTGTGCTGGTTCCGCGTAAAAACTACCTGATCCACACGGCCTACGAGCCAACGGAAGAGCCAGGAACCTACGGCGATCATGGCATCCGCATTTACGGCGTATGGTCGCCGCTCACCGGGAAAGAAAACAAAATCTGCACCCACGTCCACACATGGAAGATGGTGAAGAAGGCTCCCGCTAACTCAGGCGCTGAAAGCGCCGCCCAGGGCGACCCCGTCGCCCCTTGGACTCGTGGCAATAACTGTCCCCCAGACCAAAAAAGCAGCAAAAAAGGGACGGTAATTGCCACCACACCGGCAGAAGTGGCGGTGTTAGATGAGGAGTCCGGGCCGCTCGACGCGAGCAAGTTACCCTGGAAGGAACGGCAGGCGCTCTTCCGCCGGATTCGAGACGAGCTGACCGCATCACCGAAGGCACAAAAACCTGCGTTCGCCCCGGAAAACAGCCCAGCAGTGGCTGAGTTGTACGACTTCGCGCAGTCGTTGGGATGGGATGAGAACAATCTTTTATTGTTGGCGCGCCGACTTGCCGCCGGTGGCGAGCTATCTATTGCCGGTCGCAGGTACTGCACCCACGGCGATGGGCGTATTTACAGCCGAAAAGAACCCATCAGCGAAACAGATCCTGAAGTCAATTGCGCGCTCAAGGCGCGAGAAATCATCACGCGGTTTAACCGCATTCGCAGAGGCAAATCACTGGGGGTACCACATGAAGCACCTGAGCAGTAAATTTTTTGGATACCTTTAAAAAGCATATATAATTAGCTCACAATTGTATCTGTGAATGAGGCATGTTATGGGACTGGATGAATTTTCGAAGATATGTAAACGGCAATTAGATGCATATTTAAAAAAAGTAGAGTGCGAAATAAAATGTGGCAATATAAAATACGCAGGTAAAAAAATTAATCGTGCCTATTACCCTACAACATTACTATGTGTAGAGTCAGATGATAATGTCTTATCATTTGAGCTTCTTGGATTATCCCATGTAAGAAAATCGCTGAAAATAAAAAAAAGAGACAATGTCCCATTATATCACCTTACACAAATGGGAAAAGATGAAAACGTAATGAAACCATATTTTTCCGTCTCAGATAGAAATGTTTTTTCTGAATTATCTTTTGGTGATACAGAAGCAAGAAATCTATTAAAGGGGGCGGGGCATGTTATTGCTGATAATTATCCGGCAGGACTCACTAGCGAACAGGCTTCTTATCTGGTTAGCTTTGATGATGAATCAAAGTCTTGCTTGGTGTCAAAATCAGTTTTGGCGTATGTTAGTAATAGAATTTTAAGGGTTAGGTATATTTACAACTTGGCTATGTTTTCAGTTCGTTTAAGTGAAGTGGAACTAACTGATAGGTTGGGATATTTTATTGGTCGGGAAGTGGTTTTTGGTGTTCAGTTTTTTTCCGATGAAAAATATTTATCATGGGTTAAAGCGTCGCATTTGATTAATTTGGTTTTAAATGATCAAATACACGAGACAACAATAGGTGATTATATAAATGATCACCCAGATATATTGCTCGACGCTTTAGGATATAAAGGGTTTGTTTATGAGCCAAACTTAGAATGGATAGAAAAAACCGATGACAATCCTGATTTGTATATTAATCCAGACGCACTCTTAGAAAGGGAAGATGGTTGCTACGATATTTGTGATCTCAAAAAAGGGTTGGTGAAAAAGAAAAACGTGACAAAAGGAGAAAGAAGACGACGACGTTTTATTGATGGAGTGGGGGAGGGGTTAGCTCAACTTGATAACTACGAAGAATACTTTACGTACCCGCTTAATGCTAAGCACGCTTTGGAAAAGTATGGGGTAAGGGTTAATTTTCCAAAAAAAATACTAATTGTAGGAAATCATGAAAACACTAACAGCATTGAAGTGGCCCAAGCGTTGCGTGGTCGAACTGACACTATAGTTATTGATTACGATTCTTTGATCTCAAGTTATGTTGGGAAACTGAATAACTCATCCATGGTATAGGGCCTGAGCAATGATGCACAAATTTGCACAATTTTTGAAGCGTCGTTTTTGCTACGCAGCGCCAGCACTGGCGAGGCCTGGACGGTCTGCACAAAGTGCACAAAAAGAGGCATGTTTAGCGCGCAGGCGAGGCGGGGGAGCAAGCGCGCGCTTTGGGGGTAGGGAAGGGGTCGGCATACCTCGCCAAAAGCCGCCTGCCGGGCGCGCACTTTCGCGGTGCATCCGGCGAGCGGGCAGGCAAAAGCCCGCCAGAATGGCGCTGGCTGCGTCTGGTTGGGGATATGACGTTGAGGTGTCGCGGGGTGTCCGATACGGTCAGAAATGATGGTGCTGCAGGTCGGTACCGCACCGCCGGGAATGGCAGTGCGGTACCTTCAGATCACTTCGGGATTTCCAGCAGGGCGTAAGGGTTGAAGCGGATCACCTCTTCGCCGAGCCAGTCGTTAACATGCTTCATCGCTTCCATCACCGGCGTCAGCTCGTTGACTGCAAATACCCTTGCCGCCTTCTCGACATCGCCGAATGATCCGTTACCTTCCGGGATAGCGCCCATCAGCTGCGGTGGGACGCGGTGAGCCGCTAGCATGTCATCACGCGTGGAGGACTTCACGCCGACAAACTCATCCTTTGCCGATATCTGGCTGAACGGCAGGATCTGCACGGCATCTTTGCCGACACCGGGCGCACTCAGCAGGATGTTTTTAAATGCCCCGCCTCGCCGGGTGTCGGTCAATGTCTTCTTCAGGTTCTCCAGACTTTCCCCGTCAGCCACTGCGCTGCTGACGTAGACAATACAGCCAGCATGCGACCCGTTGTCGTAGTAGAGCTTACGGAACTTGTCGGCGGAGTGGGCCAGATTGGCCGACAGCAGACCGGCGAAGTACTCCGGCATGCCGTAGATCTCCTGGTGAATATCCGGGTTGATCACATGGCACACCGAACCGGTTTCGAACTGGTGATCATCAAGGCCGGACTGAATAAACCAGTATGTGTCGAGGTCGGAACCTCGCCGGGTGTACTTCGCCAGCGAGTTACGAAAGCCCATTGGCCCATGCAGGCGGTTGCGGCGCATCTCAAGATACGCATTGCCGAACACAAACCAGTCAAGTGCAAAGGCACTGAACGCCTGGCGCGATAGCAGTTTGTGCGGGATAAAGCACCCCGCAAGCACATTCCGCTTAAAGAACAGCGCCGACTGATGCCAGCTCGCATAACCGAACTGGCGGGCCAGCCCGTACCAGCTGATCGGCGTCTCGTAGTACCGGCCATTGTTGGCGCAGTACATGTTATCCAGCAGGTCATGAGCACCGGTAACAGGCCACGGGCCGTCAAACGTAAAAGCGCTCAGGCCGGGTGCCGACTTCAGCGCGTCGGCGAGATCCGCTTGCTGCCTGGCATACTGTCTGCCGCGCGGGTTTTTTCGTTTGCTCATCAGTACTCCATAACAGTCATAGTATTGCCGCCTTCCTGACCCAGCGGCTCGTTAATGGTGGCGAGCATGGTCGCCCAGGCGAGATCGCCGTGACTTACGCCGCGTGCGCGGTCGGTATCGTAGGTGATGACACCGCCGGGCGTGACCACCTTGCGCACGGCACTGAAGGCGGTGATCAGGTCATACTCGCCCCGGTCATACTCCCAGCGACCGGCGCGCACCAGTTGCAGCATTTTAAGTACCAGCATGCGCTTGCTGGCTGGGGAGAACTGGTAGCATACCGCCGCCGGAAAACGTTTTTTCACGAGCTGGTAAACCGCCTCGCCAATACCGCTGCCATCAATACCAATGTGCTGCACGTTGTAGCGCGTGAGCATGTTGATAATCATGGCGGCCTGCGCCTCGAACTCCATGCCGCGTATGCGCTGCGTCTCAATCGTGCGGAACTTGCCGCCCGGGATCAGTGGCGCCGCGTTAACAGAGATGGCCCCGCTGTCGCCTTTGCCGCTGGCTCCGTTGGGGTCGTATCCAATCCACACAGGGCGATCGGCCATTGGCCGCATGGCGTAGGGCTTCCAGTCCGGCCACTCGTCATAGCCGTCCGCGCCGCAGCTCAGCAACATGTTGTAGTCAAAGGCCGTCTCGCCGTTCTTGATGAAGGTACAGGCGTAGAGGTTGTCGTACTCTTCCGGGCTGTTTTCCTCGCGAATTTCATCAATATCAGTGAGATCCCAGCCGTGATCGACAGCATCCTGTAGCGTGACAATCTGGCGCCAGATTTTGTCCGGGCACATCAACCCGCTGTTCAGCGTCTTCCAGGACGTGTCGAACTCCACGCGCTTACCGTGGCTGCGGCCTTTGTTGAAGGCCTCACCAGACCAGAAGGGGTACGCTTCATGACTCTCTGCTGACGGTGTCGAGAAGTAGGTGCGCGTCAGCCCCTTCAGGGTCGCCATCGCGCCGGCCACTTTCTTCAGGTTGGCAAACTGCCCGACCCAGAAAAACTCATCAAAGTACAGGTTGCCGGTATACGACTGCGCGGTTGCGGCAGACGTACCGAGAAAGTGCAGCTCTGCACCGTTGAACAGCTGGATCATGTCGCCGCCTTTCAGCTCAACATCCACCTCTTCTGCTGCCGAGCGAATGAAGCTGCGGAACTGGTACGCCTGACGACGGCTCGCTGATAAAAAGATCTGGTTACGCTGATGTTTGTACTTCACCTCATCAGACAGCGCGCGCAACAGCGCCTCGCGGGCAAAGTACCAGGTCGCACCAATCTGACGGCTTTTCAGGATGGCGCGGTTACGGTGGTGATGGTTCTCAAACCAGCCCTGCTGATGCCAGTGCAGCGAGGCGATGATGTTGGCGCGCAGTGCAGAGATCTGCGCTTCTGAAAAGAAGTTTTGCTTCTTGCGGATCTTTTTCTTCGGTTGCGTCGCTGGCGTTCCGTTATCCAGCTTCTTCAGCTGACGCGTAAGGAGGTCAATTTCCTTGAAGTCGCCGCCGGTCTTTTTGTCCTTGCCGGTGAGCTGGACGAGCCGGGCGTCAATGGACGTCGTGACCCGCTGCACAGGCGGCGTGTTGTCCCACTCGTCACGCTTTTTCCATGAGTAAATCGTGTTCTGATTGATACCCATCAGGCGTGCGATCTCCGCTGGCGGGTATCCCTGCCAGTAGAGCTGCCGCGCCCGGTGCATGATGAATGCTTCTTCAATCGCCAT